CTTCTCGTATGGCTTCTTGCCTATCTACGTAGAGCCAGACTTTGATGACAATCTTCCACGTATCCGTGTTGAAGACCCAATGGGTGGCTACCCAGAGTTCGACAGATTTGGTCGTTGCGTAGCATACGCAAAGTCCTACTTCAAAACGCTAGGTGAACTAGCAGTAGATTATCCAGAATACGCACCTATGCTGCTTGGTAAAGATGGTTTCAACCAAGACACCAGCATGAAGGTGGAGATGATTCGTTACAGTGATGCACATGTAACGGTATTGTTCTTGCCTAACCGAGGAAACTTAGTTCTTAACTATGCTTCCAATCCTCTTGGCAAGATGAATGTTTTTGTAGCAAGACGTCCTTCACTTGATGATGAAGCCCGTGGTCAGTTTGATGACGTATTGTACGTACAACTAGCACGTGCACGTTTTGCTAACCTTGCGATGGAAGCAGCAGAGAAGTCTATTCAGGCTCCTATCGTTGTTCCGCAAGATGTGCCTGACCTACCAATGGGTCCTGATGCGATTATCCGCACAGCACAGCCAGCAGGTGTAGGCAGAGTTAGACTAGATGTACCAGCAGCAGCATTTCAGGAGCAGGCTGCACTCCAAAGCGAACTTCGCTTGGGTGCACGTTATCCTGAAGGACGTACAGGAAACATTGATGCTTCAATCATCACTGGTCAAGGCGTTCAAGCACTGCTCGGTGCATTCGACTCTCAAATCAAAGCAGGACAGACAATCCTTGCTGAAGTATTTGAAGATGTGCTAAGAACATGTTTCGAATTGGATGAAATCCTATTCGATAATGAAAAGAGTGTCAAGGGCGTCGCACAGGGTACGCCGTACGAGTTAAAGTACAAACCAAGCAAAGACATCAAGAATGACACTTCTATTGAAGTGCGTTATGGATTGATGGCAGGACTTGACCCATCGCGAGCCTTGATTTTCTCTTTACAAGCACTTGGAGCCGACTTGGTATCCAAGGATTTCATTCGTCGTGAACTTCCATGGAGCGTCAATGTATCGCTCGAAGAACAACGAATTGAAATCGAAAAGATGCGTAGCAACTTGTCTGCTGCCGTAACAGCCACAGCGCAAGCAATACCTGCCATGGCTGCGCAGGGACAAGATCCGTCTATGTTGATTCAGAAGATTGCAGACGTTATCGAACGTCGTCGCAACGGGGACACTATCGAGGCTGCTGCGCTTGCCGTGTTCACACCCGAACAACCTGCGCAGGCAGAGATGACCCCGCCAGGCGCACAAGGACCAGTTGAGGCTACCCCGTCCCCAGTCGCTCCTGGACAACCTTCTGGTGGGGTCCCACAACAAGCACCAGATTTAGCAAGCATATTGGCAGGTTTAGGGGGATAGTGTGGCTACAAGAAAGAAACCAGTCAAGAAAGTTGTAAAGAAAGTAGCGCGTAGTCGTAAGACAACAAAAGAACCAGTGCTAACAAAGTTAGATTTCTGGGCAATTGCCACCAAAGAAGTTTATGACTCGCTACGCAAAGCGGGAATGGATGAAGGAACAGCCTTAGCATTTGCTATGGATAGGTCAAGTTATCCTGATTGGATAGTTGACCCTCTTGACCCAATCAAAAATCCATTAGATGATTTCGACGAAGATGAGGAATAAACATGTCGACATACGATTTGCCAGGCGGTCCATCACGATTCTCTGTTCGTAATGATTTAGGTAACGTAAAGAAAATTCAACGTGAAGCAAAAGATATCTCAGAAGCATCTGGTGGTACTTATGGACAGCGTAAAGAAAACAAAGAACTTTCACAAGGTGCACCTACCACGGTAGCAGAGCCTACTATGGCTCCAGGAAACCCACTAGCGGCTGCTTTGGGTCCTGTTAATCTTCTTGAACCAGGAAGTCCAGATGTAGCGTTATCTGATGGCGCAAAGGGTGGTCCTGGTCGTGACAACTCAGCAATCATTCCACCTGTAGATGATTTTAATCAAGGCGAGATTTTGGCTCGTGCTATGTATCTTGCTAACCCAACACCACAACTTGCTAGAATTGTAGACGCATATAATCAAGAAAAACGGGGATAACTAGTGGCAGAAACAAGGCAACCCACTTTAAGTCCTGCGGCTCAGGCTGTATACAACAATAGCCAAGATTCTTTACGTCGTAGTATAGCCATTCAGATGAATGGTCTAACTCCTGACATGTATAGAAATTTCCAGGGCATTGTTGATAAGTATCCTGGTATGAGCAAAGACTTGATTATGGCTATGGTTAGCCAAGGTCTAACCGCAGATACCCCTGGCATTGGCAAGATTGTATCTCTTGATGGCATATCACAACTTAAAAACGATATGCTTAATGTTGATAAAATTAAATCCACAGTCAAACAAGACCGTGGCTTCCTTGGGGCAATCGGGGACACTTTTAAGAATACGGTCTATGACCCATTCAAAGGTGCAACACGACTTGCGTTTGCCGCTTTGCGTTATCCTTATGACACCGTTACTGCTGCTGTTCGTGATGTTTCAGTTGGCAAACTACCTGGTGCTGGTGGCAGAGAAACTCAATTAGGTGCTTTGATTGCCGATGCTTTTGGTGGTAAGCCTGGAATAGATACTGGTTCTGGTTTCTTTATCAACCCAGAGAGCCGTGTTGGCAAAGACCAAGCAAAGGCTATGAGTGCCTATGGTCAAATCTTTGGTGAATCATTCACAATTGGAAGATTCCTAGCAAAGTCTGTTGGTTCTACACCAGACCAGACTGCTTACAGAGTAATGTCGGGTCTAGTTGACGCAACTCTTAATATTGCGATGGATCCAACCACATATGCTACTTTTGGACCTCTTGCTAAACTTGGTAATATTGCTCGTTCCAAAAAAGTAAGCGAGATGGTAAAGGCTGCAGAGCCATTTAATCAACCAGTTGCTAAACGTGTTGAAACAGTTGATAACACAATTAAAGATTTAGAGCGTAAGCGTTGGGGTCTAATCAAAGACAACACTAAGCGTGTTGAGTCAAGAGTTCTTTCTAAAGAACGCACACTTGCTAAACTTGAGGCTGAACGAATCAACGCATTGTCAAACACGATGACTAAGATTCTTAATGCTAGCGAAGCAAGCGGAGAAGGCATAGCCAAGAGTCCTATTGCTCAACAGGTTTTATCTGGCGAGAACATCGTAAGATACATTACTACACACGATAAAGTTGCTAGCGGAGAACTCGTCAGAGGTATTGGCAAACTAGGTGCTGAAGTAAAGAACACACGCGGATTTGCTGGCGGTAACATCGTTATGGACGAGTTGCCATCTGCTGGTAAGTTATCCATCGGTGCACACGGACTTGATGAATATTTCGTAACGGCTCTTACAGATGAGCCATTAAAGGTTTTAGACTTATCTGAAGACATCGCCACCCTTGGTGGTAAAGAACTTCAGGCAGAGCAACTTCGCCGTGCTGAATTTCTAGATGGACTTCGTGCTATCGCAGAAGACCCTAAGGTTTCTGACTCGGTACGTCAAGTTCTAAACGATGTATCAAAAATGTCGCAAGAAGACATTATGGCTTTGCGTGGTTTTAGTTGGGCTACACTATTTAGTGACCAGCCAAGCAACTTCAAAACCTTAGGTGATATCTTTAGAAAGATTGCTGAAACTGGCAACGAAGATGCCATGGTCAAGTCGTTTGATTTGATGAATGACATCTGGGACTTTGATGCCATCTCTAACATTCGCACTATCTACGGAGAGACTGGCGGATATCTACTCAGTGGAAAGAAACCATACTTTGGTTTCGTACAGGCTGAAATTGGTAATGCGCTAGCAGAGATTGCTGACCCTACCAACCTTGGACCTAATGTTGCTAAGTTGTTATCGGGGATTAAAGGCACAGACGAGACTATTGCCAAGGCTCGCCAGCAACTTGAAAAGGCTATTGCTGAAAGAGATAGTTTCCAAAACAGAGTTAAAGAACTTGATATCTTCCGTCAAGTCGGAAATCAAGACCTTGAGACTGCTACACGATTCCTTAGTGACCCAGAATACAAGGGTCTACGCGGAATCGTAGAGATTAACTCAGAGTTAGCAGAGAAAAGAATTCTGCGTGAGTGGATTAGTAGCCAAGTTGGTATTACTGATTATTTTGGTGGGAATCTAGCAGACGATTTTAGCAAGCCACTTAAGTGGATGCTTGGCAGAAACTTTGCTCGTATTGCTGAAATAGTTGCTAAGGAATCTGATCCTGTAAAGATTAGACGATTCTTTGGTGGCAAACTTGATGATGATGCTGTCAAACTTCTTGCTGCTGCTAAAACAACAGATGAGGTTTACTCTACATTTCTAGGGTTGCT